GGCATGGGTTTTTAAGAAATGGAAAGTTTGAATCATGCTAATCCTAAATAACATTGATCCCACTAAGACCCTAGTAATTCGCAATCGTGCTGCTAGGGAAATTGATGTTAGGTTTAACAGACTTAAAAAGTTTGTTAGAGATTCGATCTTTGTTGGTGGATTAGTTACTAATGTAGTTTCTCCTCGTCAATATGAGTTTTTAAGAGATACTGAAAAAATCAAAGAGTTTAACAGATGGCTTCAGATAGAGATTGATAAAGAGATTTTAGGAATCGCAGAGGGATCAATTCAGCCTGAAAATTATTGGCTTAACGTGCATGTAGGGCAAGGATACGAGCGAGGTGCTAGAAAGGCTAGAATCATCGCTGAGAGGGGTATAAAGTCCCTTGTGGGAATTCCTGACTATTCCCCTTTCGCAAATGTCGCGCATATAGATCGTGCTGAATTACTTTACACAAGAGTATTCAACGATATGAAGGGTTTAACAGATACCATGAAAGGACAGATGAATCGTGTTCTTTCTAACGGTATGTTATTAGGTCAAAACCCTAAAGTTGTCGCTAAAGACATGGTTGACCGGATAGATAAAATCGGTATAACTAGAGCTAAACTGATAGCTAGAACAGAGATAGTTGAAGCTCATAATCAAGCGCATGTTTTAGAGGGTGGGTTGATTGCTAAAGAAACAGGTGTTAAAGAACAATACCAATGGATTGGTTCAGATGATGGTCGTGAAAGAGATTCGCATATTGCTAGAAACGATAACGTTTATAGCAAAGAGGAAATTTTATCAATGATAGGTGAACCTAATTGCAGGTGTTCAGTGTCACTATACATTGACATTAAAAATTTATGAAAATTTGCTTGCATTTCTAGCAGTTGTATAGTAACACGGTTCAAACATTACAAGGAACTGAATGAAACCCCTGTTACTTCTCTCTAATATCTCCCTATCTGCCACACCACGGCGGGAAATGCTGAATGAGGTTGAACACCTTGTCATCCCCTGTATTGCAATCCGCGAAGGTGTTTTAAATAACATTTTCTATCCTGCAACAGAGTTAGAGTCTTACGCTAATACATGGAACGGTGTTCCGGTTCCTGTTAATCATCCAACAGATGCTAACGGAATTGCGATTACTGCGAACAGTGTGTTAGCTGAATCCAATGTAAACATCGGAACCTTTTATAACGTTGAATGGGATTCTGCATTGCTTGCCTTGAAAGGTGAAATATGGTTGAACATTACAAAGGCGATAAAGCTAGGTTATGAAAATGTAATCACTCGGTTAGAATCCGGTGAGGTTATGGAAGTATCGACTGGATTATACGGTAACACTACCGAATCTGTTGGAACTCATAATAATGTTAGTTATGAATACACCATTTCCGATATTCGTCCGGATCATCTTGCATTGTTACCTAATGACATTGGTGCATGTTCTATCAAAGATGGATGCGGTGCAATGCGGACCAATGCTGCTAACAAAGAAACATTCTGGAATAAGGTTAAATCGTTTTTCGGTCTAATCAAAAATGAAAAATCATTCGATCAAATTCGTGAAGGTATTTATAAAGCTTTGCGGTTAGAACAAGGTGATAAATCATATCCATACATATTAGACATTTTCGATAACTACTTTATTTATGAAGGTAGTGAAATCAGTAAATTGTTCAAACGTTCTTATGCGTTAGACAATAACACAATCATTCTTGTCGGGGAAAATGTAGAGGTTCGGTTAGAACGTCTATATGTTCCGGTAAGTGCTGAAACAATAACAAATAAAACAAAGATGAATCCAAAAAAGCGTAACGCAATTGTTAATGCTTTGGCACTTGCTCTAGCAGTTAGTGCTGATGTGTTTGCAAATCACGACGAAGCTAAACTTGAAGATGCTGCTAGCAAATACAAGCTTAACTTTGATGACGAAGGAAACGAAATCAAAACTAACTGTCAGTGTGGAAAAACTCACGCTGCTCCGGTTGTTCCTGCTAACGTAACTCCTATTAGTAACGGTCTAACGACTGAACAACAAGCTACCCTTGCACGTTTGCAAGCTAACGAAGATAAGCGAATGGATGAAAAGCGCGCGAAAGTGTTAGCTATCAATACGAAGCTTACCAAGGAAACGGTTGCAACGTTTAACGAAGATGCACTAGATGCAATTATCGGTAACGTTGTTAGCGAAGTTCCAGTCAATTTCGGTATTCTTGGAGCACAACCAATTGCTAACAAAGATTACACAATGCCATCACTTATCTTAGGTGATAATTCTAACTAATAAATAAATGAGCAATCACAATTCTATTATTACAAAAGGTGCCGGTCATGCCTTGCAGTTTGAAAGCAAAGCGGCAGAAGCAGGAATCTATCCGGGTATGTTAGTTGAACGTTCCGCAGATGGATCGTTTCTAAAATGTAACTCTAACGGAACATCTGCTCTTAACCTAGTTGCTATTGAAAATAGCATTAACGGTAAAGACAAAGATACTGTTTATGCTAACGGTGAAACGGTCTATGCACGGGCATTAACTCCCGGTATGGAAGTTCAAGTCAAACTAGCTGCTAGTGCTGCTGCTGTTGTCTATGGTGACTTGCTAACTTGTGACGGTGACGGTGGAGTTAAAAAGGCTGTTGCTTTCGCACAAGCGGGCGGTGATGGTGCTGTTACGCTTCCAAGTGTTCCACTATACAAAGCTATTGAAGCGGTTGATAACAGTGCAAACGCTGCTAGTGCCGTATTCATTTTAGCACAAGCACTCTAATTCTAACTTATAACGAAACAAAACAATGATTAGTAATGCTAAAAACGCCTTTAAAGGTGGTAATTGTGCGATTTTGAATGCACAAGGTCAGCTTGTATCTAACGCAACAACTCTTCGACATGAAGAACAAGTGCGATACGATACTGCTGTTATCAAGACAGGACGCAAACGCTTGAAGTTCACGCAATACCTTAAATCCAAAGGTCTTGTTGTTAATCTTGGAGGTTTGGGAACTGTTATTTCGATGTGGGAAATGGCGGGTGATTTTACACCTGCGAAAATCTCCATGTCTGGTCGCACCCGTGCGGATCAAGATAGTCTAACCTTTAGTGAAACGGGTGTTCCTGTTCCTATTTTCCACAAGGAATATGAATTGGATGCACGTCGTTTAGCTGCTAGCCGTAACGGTGGAACGCCGTTAGATACTGCTAGTGCTGAAATCGCCACCCGTATTGTTGCTGATGAATTTGAAAGCCATATTTTTAATGGTGCTCCATCTATCAGTGTTGCGGGAATGACTGTTTACGGTCTTACCACTGCGCCTAACCGAAACACCGGATCTCTCACTAGCGCATGGGCTACCCCTGCTAACATCATGACGGATGTTAAAGCGATGATTCAAGCATTGCTTGATGATTACAAGTATGGTCCTTTTGTCCTAACCGTTCCTAAAAACTATTGGTTGCGTTTGGGTGATGATTATTCTGCTAACAAAGGCGATAATACCGTCTTACAGCGCATTCTTGCAATGCCTGATATTGACGATGTTATTTGTGCTGATTATATGACAGATTCTAACGTTGTCATGTTCCAGCCTGATAGTGAAACCATCGACCTTGCAATGGGCCAAGATATGACTAACATTGCTTGGCAATCTGAACCTCTCGCAACAGAGTTTAAAATCTTTACTGCGGGTGTTGTTCGGATCAAGTCGGATAAGGCTAACAAGTGCGGTGTTGCTCACTGGAGCTAATTCTAACTAATTAAAAATATGGAAAAGAAAACTTACGTATTTATTGCTGGAAAGCATCACGGCACCGATTCAGAGGGAAATCCCAAAGTCTTTGTAAAAGGCGATAAGATTGAACTAACTGAACAAGAAGCTGCTGGATTGACTAACAAGATTGTTGATCCACAAGCCGAATATGGTGTGGACATTTCAGCACCATCGGTTGACGAAGGTAACGCAATGCTTCAACGTATCAAAGAGTTAGAAGCTGAAAATGCTGAACTCCGCGAAGCTGTTGATGTTGAAGATGAAGATTGATTTCCGTGCTGATTAGGTGTGGATTGACATGGAACGGTTAGGGGTTAGCAATAACCCCTAACCAACCTAACAAAAATAAAATGGCATACAATGATCCAGCAATCGTTACAGGTGATATTAAAGCAATTGCCGATTTGGCAGGTGATAATTTATCTGTATTTATTGATATGGCTATTGTGTATGTCGATGAGTATCTATCGGATGTTGGTTTAAGTGATGGAATCCTTAGACTAATTGCAAAAAACATTGCAGCTCATTTTGCTTTCTTGAAAGAGGGACAATTAAAGTCTGAAACAATCGGACCAACCTCTAGCACTTTTAACATAACAACCGGACTCGGTTTGAATGCTACAACTTTCGGACAACAAGCAATTTTCCTTGATAGTTCAAAGACTCTCGCAAAGCTAAACGATCCTAACAGGAAAGTATCCAAACCCGTTTTTGAAACCTACTAATGGCATTAAAAGAGTTAGATACTGTTCTGTTAAAAGCGAAAACAGGTGTTGACCAATTCGCACAAAATCAATATGATAATCAAGCGGAAGTCACTGGAAGATGGAACGAAGAACAAAAGTTAGTTAAAGATGAAAAAGGGTTAGAATTTGTTTCCAAGTCCACAATCTATTATCTTGATCCTGATAAATTCAAAGTTGGCGATTCTGTTAAATTAGATGGTTCATCGGATAGTTTTAGAATTATTAGAGCGATTGAAAAATACCGCAACGGTTCAGGAACTAAGAATTTCAATATAGCATATCTTGACAATGGCACTAGATAATTCACAATTTCAAAAGCGGTTAAAAGCTGCTTTAGGTGATATGCGAAAAGGTGCTGTTAAAGGTATTAAACTTGCTTGTGCTCATATCAAAAGGGAAGCGCAACAAAGAACACCTGTTGACGAAGGAAATTTAAAAGGTTCTGCATATACAGAGGTTAATGTTACTAACAGAGGTGTTGTTGGTGAAATCGGTTTTACTGCTGAATATGCTGCTGCTGTTCATGAAAAGCCTATGATTCATGCAGGTGAAAAAAGAACAGGTGAAGGTGCAAAAGGTCGTTACTGGGATAGACAAGGTAAAGCGACTAACAAGTTTTTAGAAAAAGCTTTCGACGAGAATCAAGAAGAGATTGCCACAATCATTCAAAAATCTGCTAGTCTCTAATGTCTGCTGATATTACAAACTGGAAAACACCTGCTAGCATCATTTGTGATGTTATAATACTTTCTCTTTCTGATAAATACACTTTAGCAACTAACTTATTCACTGGATTTTTACCAGATGAACCTAACGATGCAACTGCTGTTATAGATACAGGTGGTGCTGGTAACGATCCTGTAAATGAGATAGACGAAATCAGCTTCCAAGTTTATAGCAGAAATTCTGATTATCAAGTTGGTTACAATCTCCAAAATTTAATTAGATCAATTCTCGAAAGCTCACCTGCTATTGTGATAAACGATTGCGTTATCATTGGAGTGTGGATAAAATCGAATATAGCTTTTTTGGGTAAAGATGAATTAGACAGATCATTATTTAGCTCGAATTATAGGGTGAAAATAGAACAAGCAAAAAATACAAACAGAATATAAATCAAATGAGTGGTCAAGCTGCATATGTAAAGAAAATTGAGGTTAGAGTTCCTGCCGGGACTTGGTATAAACTTCCCGCAACGTCACCAAGTCTTGAAATTGGTGGTGACGTGTTAGATGATACCGAACTTGCTACCAATGCGGGTTATCGTTCACGCATTCATGGACTATCTGATTTCAGTTGTTCTGCTGATTCCATCTTTAAACCTTTAGTCGGTGGCGATGGTTCTGCCGATGCTGCTAGCGGTGCAAAAGGACTTGACGTTATCAAACAGGCAAAGCTAACACGTGCAACCATTGAAGTCCGTTATCTTCCAACCGGAGAAGTTGATGCTAACGGTTTAAAAGGTAACTGCATTGTGGAAACCTATAATCATTCCGGAGACGTTGGCGGACTTGAAACAGTTTCAATCAGTCTTGTCGGTAACGGAGCACTAACAGCAACCGCATAAAATTATGAGTGGAATCGCAGGATACAAAGCACAAATTAAGTTAGGTGGAGTTCCTACGATCTTTACCGATGAGCCTTTAATTAGAATATCTGATTTATTATTGAGGATAGAAAACCCTATTAAAAGAGTTTTATCTGCAAATCATACAATTACAATAACAGATGCTGTTGATGTTGATATTGATCCTAGTGAATTTTCAGTAAATTATTTAGAGGGAATTGTTTATTTCTTAAATGATATTGCACCGGATTCAATCTATACTTTACCTCTAACTATTTCAGGTTATTACATTCCATTGTTATACATCGGAGGTGCTAAAGACTATTCGTTAGAAATTGCCGGGGATGTATTGGATAATACAGCTTTCCACACTGAAGATGAATTATCTGAAGGTTTCCGCGAAAGGATCAACGGTATTCATGATGTTAGTGCAAGTGTTGGAAGATGGAACGATTTCTCTAACAAACTCATTGACGCAAAGCTTGCACAAACTCCTATCTTTGTTAGTATCAATCCCGGTGGATCTAAAGTATTTGCTAAAGGATGGTTTCAGATAGAGACTGATAGCCTTAGCGGTGATATTGGATCGTTAGAAGAAGAAGCTGTCAGCTTGGCACTTTGTGGAAACAATACCAAAACCTATTTCAGTTATTCTTACAATTGGACTGATGAAGAATGCGAAGATATTGACGAAGAGGATTTAATAACTAACTGGTTTCCCATAGACGCATAAAACAACAAACAAAAACACACCATGAATAAAGAACAACTAAGAGCGATTACACTTGGAGCAACAAAAAAGTTTGAACGTAGAACCGTAACCATTGAAGGGCAATCTTTCGAGATTCGTCAACCGTCGTTAAAAGAACGTGGAGACTTTCGCAAAGCTGCAATGAAATTTGTCACAGATGACAGCGGAAAAAGTACAACCGATTTTGATATTTTCGAGTTTCAAATTCAAACTGTTATGGCTCTAACATTAGTTCCCGGAACCGATGAAAAAGTCTTTGAAGCTGCTGATAGAGAAGCTTTTGAAGCATCACCTGCGGGCGGATGGTTTGACAAACTAGCAGGTGTTGCGGGTGAACTCTGCAACGTCTCCGATACTGCAATAAAAAACGATTCAAGCGCGACAAAGTAAGACAAGAAATTTTCTTTGTTGCGGAACAATTACATAAATTCGTTTGGGAAGTCGAAGATTTACCTAACGATGAATTTGTTGAATGGTTAGCTTATTACGAGTTAAAGATAGAAGCCGCTAAAAAGGCTAACAAAAAGAAATAACAAAATGGGTGCGGGCGCGTTAGATTTAGGAAACCTTTATGGCAAGTTAGCTATTGATTATAGCGACTTGGATAAAGCTGAAATCGCCGCCCGCACTTTTGCATCTAATACACAAAAGCAGTTAGACGGTATAAATAAAGCTGCTGGAAATTTAAAGTCTGTTGGTAAGACGATGACTGCCGCTGTCACTCTTCCAATTGTGGCAATTGCGGGTGCATCTTTTGAAGCTGCTAGGCAGTTCTCTATATCATTTGCCGACGTTCAAAAGAATATCGCTGATTTAGATTCTAGCAATATCAAAGAGTTTGAAAAAACAGTTCTTTCGTTAGGTGCTAAATCTTTGTTAGGTGCTGATGGTCTAGCTGCTTTAGCAAGTGAAGGAGGAAAGTTAGGAGAAAATGCAAAAGGTGCATTAGAGTTTGCTAAAGCTGCTGAAAAAATGGCTGTTGCTTTCGATTTCGGTAAAACTAAAGAAGCCGCTGCCGCTGCGGGTGATGTTATCGGTTCTATTAGAAGTCAATTCGGTTATACTACCGATGAAGTTTTAAAGTTAGGTGATGCAATTAACTATTTTGCGGATCAAACTTCTGCTAGTGCTAAAGGCATTATCAGCATCATTAACAAACAAGGTTCTGTTGTTAAAGGTGTAACAAGCCTAACGGATGCAGAGCTAACGGCACTTGCTGCAACTTTTGAATCAATTAGTCCATCTGTGGAAATTGCTGCTACAAGCATGAAAAATTTCACTATTGCTCTAACTAATGGTGCTGCTGCTACTGATGAACAAAAAGCAGTATTTAAATCTTTGGGATTAGATGCTGAGAAAATGGCTAAACTAATGTCAGTTGATGCAAAGAAAGGAATAACAACCGTTCTTAAATCATTGCAAGGTTTAGAAAAGTATAAAAAATCCGCTATTATTTCCACACTATTTGGAAAAGAGTCTATCGGATCAATTATGCCGATGATTGAAAACATGGAATTGCTAGAAGAGAATTTCAGAAAAGCAGGTGATAGCGCAAAATTCTTAGACTCTCTAACTAAGGAATGGACTAGGGCAATGAATACCGATGACAATAAAATGGCATTGGCGTTAAATGCTTTGAACGTTGCAATGATTCAAATCGGCAAAGTGATTGTGCCTATTGTTGCTGATATTGCAACTTCTTTTTCTAACTGGTTAAATGCTATTGGTCCTATTGATCCGGGTCTAATTAAAATTGGATTGGCTGTTGCTGCCGTCGCTGCTGCCGTTGGTCCCTTGCTCATAGCAGCAGGATCATTCCTTGGCTTGCTGGCACCGCTCATCAGTGGCGCGGGAGGCTTGGCGGCGGTGCTGGCGACGATTGGCGCGGTTACCTTGCCTGCCATCGCTGCTTTTGCTGCCATCGCTGCTGCTGGTTATTTGATCTATCAAAACTGGGATGAATTAAAAGCTTATATCTCTAGCTTTGTCGATTCGGTTAAAATTATTTTTGAAGAATTTAACAATGCACTTAAATCAGGTGATTGGAGTTTCTTTAAACAATTAGCTTACGATGCTTTAAAAGAAGTTAGCCGACTTGTTGTTAGCTTCATGATAACCGTCGATGAACAAATTAAAAAATTACCTGCATATTTTATAACAGTATTTACTAACATTGCCGCTTATATTAAGGGTATTGATTGGACACAATTAGGAACTGATATAATGATCGGTTTGAAGAACGGTATTATTATCGGTGCTGTTCAAGTTGCTAGTGCTGTTAAAACTGCAATGGATGCTGTAACAGAGGGTGCAAAAGAAGCTGTCGATTCTCATTCACCATCTTTAGTTTTTGCCCAAATTGGTAAAGATATAATGTTAGGACTTGGATTAGGTATTACTAACAATACCAATACCGCAGTTGCTGCTATGATTAAAGCAGGTGATACCCTAAACGCTGCTGCAAAGGAAAAGCTAACACAGCAATCTTTCGGAAGTTTTGAATCAAAGCTTATGCTTGATACAAGTATGGGTGAAGGTTCAACTAACTATGAGTTAGAACTGCAAAAGGAACAAGCTTATTACGATCAAAGTAAAGCTATGTTAGATCAAGCGCAAGCTTTGAAACTTAGATCTATCACTAGTTATGCTGCAATGCGCGAAGCGATTGAGCAAAAGCATGTTACTGCCGTTGTGGACATTCAACGGCAAATGTTACAAAGCACTGTTCAATCTTTGGACGCTTCGTTAGCTTCTCTCGAATCTTTCGGACAAAAACAAAGCGCAATCTATAAAGGAATTTTTGCAGTTAGTAAAGCGTTTGCCATTGCAGAAGCCTTGCTTGCAATGCAACAAAACATAGCCAAAGCCTCTGCTGTTGGTTTCCCTTATAACATTCCATTTATTGCCGGAGCTATTGCACAAGGAACGTCAATCATTGCTAACACTACTGCGATTGCAGGTGCATTTAACAATGGCGGACATATCCCATCGGGTCAAGTTGGTTTAGTTGGTGAAAAGCGCGGTGAATTAGTTAGTGGTCCCGCTAATGTTTTAAGTGCTCAAAATACACACGAATTATTCAACGGTAAAGGTGGAAGCGGAACTAACGTTAATATCAAAGTGATGAACTTTGGTAACAGTAAAGTCGAAGTTAGTGAGTCTGGAAACGATCAAGAAAAATTCATTGAAATTGTTGTTGATAGAGCCAAGAAATCCATTGCCGCCGATGCAATTCGCGGTGATGGAATTGTTGACAAGACGTTTTCGAGTGTGTTCAAATTACCCCGCACGGGAACAGGTGGATGAGTGATTACCCTTCATATTTACCAAACGCAAAAATTGATTATTCGTTTGCTAACAACAACCGAACAATTCAAACTAGTTTTGAGTCTGGAAGAATTTCGCAACGTAGTCTAGCAACTACACAACGGGATATAATAAATGTTATATTCCAATACAATTGGTTTCAGTTAGGTGTTTGGGAAAGCTTTGTTCAAACCACACTTTCTA